CAAAATATCACCAGCTTTTGAGAGCTTACCAACAAGACAAGAGTTTAGTGGCGATGGCAGTACAACAACTTTCACATTAAATCAAACTGTAAGTTCAGAACAAGACATTGTTGTATCCGTAGATGGTGTGGTGCAAGAGCCAACTGGAGCTTACACTGTGCCAGATGGTACAACTTTAACATTTTCAGCAGCACCAAGTAATAACTCTGGCAATAATATTTTTGTCATGTTCTTTGGTAGAACATTTGGAACAGTTACCCCAGCAGCAGAAAACAAAGGTAACTTTAAATCTGGTGGTATATTTAGAACTAATGCACAAAGTTTAACTTCTAACGCAACTATACTTGCTACAGAGAATGCACAAGTTACAGGTCCTTTAACAGTTGCATCTGGCGTGACTCTTACAGTTGAAAGTGGCGGAAGGTTAGTAACATCGTGAGTGAAATATTTGTAGATACAATACGAAAGACTGGCGGGTCATTAGGAACAGATATAAGAGTTAAGAATACATCTGTGTATGAGTCTGATGGTGGCACGAGTGTTACACAAAATTTAACATTAGCTGTTTCTAAAGCGTTTGCTAGATATCATATTTCAAACAACTCTTTAAATGCAACTTTGAATGTTGCTAGTGGAACAGACAATGGAACTGGAGATTATACTTTAACTTTTACAAATGCCTTTAGTGTTGCGAATGATATTACTACAGCACAAGGTGGAGTTACAAGTACAGGTGAATTAAGACAACCACAAACTAGAACATTAGCTACTGGCTCAGTAAGAACTATGATTGTTTATGTAAATGGTGGAGTAGCTGATAATGATGGAACTACAAATGTATATTTTGGAGCATTAGCATGAGTACCATTAAGACAAACACCTTAACAGGCACAACTACAGCAGATGCTATAAATGTTACAGATGGTAGCACAACTGCAAGTTTACAAAAAGGTTTAGGTAAAATCTTTATTAACTTCAATGGTGAAAGCACAGTATCCACTAGAGCTTCTATTAATGTAAGTAGTTTAGATGATGATGGCACAGGTGAATACGGAATAAATTATAGCAGTAATATGGATAACACTACATATTTTCCATCAGGTATGGCAGAGGAAGATGGTAAAGTTACTATTGTTGCAGGTGCTTATAGCACTAATTTTGCTACTAATCTTTTAAATATTAAATGTAAAACTGGAGGTAGCACAGTAGATAGAGAAGTTATCTCTGTAACAATACATGGAGACTTAGCATAATGGCAAACGGAACAATAGCATTTGATACATTAACAACATCTGATTCAAAAAAGACAAGCACAGAAAAATCTGTAGACACAAGTTACATTTACAATGGCGTAACTAAAGCATGGCTTCAAATGAATGGGAAATCAGTTAGTATAGCAGTTGGAGATAATTTAAATCATTCGAGCATCACAGATTCTGGAACAGGTTTGTATGACCCAGTTTTTACAAGTCCTATGGCTAATGCAGTTTATTGTTCAACGGGTGCAGCAGGAGAGCTAGTAGATAATGGTGGAAATAGAATGGTAGGACTGAGAGCAAGAGCGACCACTGGTCAACATTTAAGAGGTTTTTATGATGGAAATTCAGCTTCTGATTTAGATGACCTTAATTTAGCTGTTCACGGAGACTTAGCATGACAATAAAAACACCAAAGTTTCAAGGCACACATTTATGGGATAGATTGTGTTGGGCAAAAGAAAACTTAGAAGGTAAACAATCGGACTATCGTATTGTATGGGAAGATCCAGATAAACCAGAAGAATGTTCTAAGGTAACTGTACCAGACCCCAACTGGTTAGCTTGTGCATTACAAGGCGGTATACTGCCACCAGTAGAAGTGTACTGGTTGTTAGCAGAAGATGAAGCGAAGCCAGATTTCAAGAAACACACAAGAGGTTATTTGCTACACAATACCAAACCAGTAGATGCAATGACCGAAGAACAAGCAATAGAATATTTAATTATGAAAGACATACCACAAAGAGTGTGGAGAAATTATGACAAAGCTAATAAACCAAGATTAGTAATTTGTAAAAAGGATCAGCTACCAAGTACAAGAGAATGGCGTAACGCTTGGAAGATTGATGAAAATGTAGTAAATTTAGAAGAAGTAGCATAAGGAGTAAAAAATGCCGACAACAAATATAGTAGATAAAAATGGTGTTACTGTAGATGCTTCTACAGTTACTAAACCCTCTGATAGACATTTTAGAGGTGCTTGGGTCGTAGACTCAGACAAGAAAGTTATATCAGAAGACATGACTGAAGCAAAAAAAATATTTCAAGAAAAGATTAGAGAAGTCAGAAAGCCTTTGCTTGAAGCAGAAGATGTTGTGTATATGAAAGCGTTAGAAGCAGATGACGCAAGTGCAAAGACTGCAAGTGTGGCTAAAAAGAAAGCACTAAGAGATGCACCAGCAGCAAAAGCTATATCTGATGCAGACACAATCGCAAAGCTCAAGGCAGCATGGGATACATCTGTATTAGGCGATAGTCCATACGCATAAGGAGTAGTTAATGGCTTTAACTCAATTAGGACCAGGTGCTTTTCCTAGTGGCAGTATTTTGCAAGTACAACGAACACAATTTACTTCAACTAATACTATAAGTTGTGCTCAAAATAATGATGTTGTAGCAACAGATTTAACTGTCAATATTACACCTAGTTTTTCTAATAGTGTTATTTTATTACAAGCACAATTATTGGGTGAGTGGTCAAATCATGCTGCAACATGGGATGGTACAGTTTTCTTTTTCAGAGATTCTACTAAAATAGGTCATCCTACAGCAGGTAGTAGAAACAGTGGAGTTGGCGGATTTTACAGAAGCTATACGGATAGTGACAATGCTTCTACGCCCAATTCAGCACCAATGTATTCTTTTTTTGACACACCTTCAAGCACTTCTCAAATAACATATAAAGTTGGTTTAAGACAATCAAGAAGTGGAACTTTAACATTTTATTTAAATAAAACAGTAAGTGACAGTGATGCTCAAAATTATGAAAGATTTACTTCATTTATATCAGCAACAGAGATAAAGGGTTAAAATGCCATACATAGGAAGATCAGAAAATTTTGGAGTAAGAAGTAGATTTCAGTATCAAGCTACCGCTAGTCAAACGAGCTTTAGTGGTTCAGATGCCAACTCTTTAACGCTCAGTTATAATGACTCAAGGTACATGGATGTCTATCAAAATGGTGTGTTGCTTGTACCAGGCACAGACTATACTGCAACTACTGGTACGACTGTCGTATTAGTTCAAGCTGCCAGTTTAAATGATATCGTAGAAATGGTTGTCTATGATGTCTTTACAGTTGCCAACTCTTATACAAAAAACGAGTCAGATACAAGGTATCCTTTCAAGGGTAACAATAGTATAATCAGATTAAATGGTCAGACTATTAGTGCAGACATAACCATAGACTCAGATGAGAATGGCGTGAGTGCTGGACCTATAACACAATCAGCGACAGTTACTGTTAATGGTTATTGGAGTATCGTATGACAAGTCAACTTAATGTAGATACCATCGTAGATAAAGCAGGGTCAGGTGGCACGAATGTTAAGGTAGGTAATACATCTACTTATGTATCTGATGGTGGCAGTGCTACACAAAACCTAGTTCAAGGTATAGCAAAGGCTTGGCATACTATTGATGGTGAAGGAACTGTAGCTATAGTGGATAGTTTTAATATAGCAAGTATTACAGACAATGATACTGGGGATTATTCATTTACTTACACAAATAATATGGGGACAGCAAAACATCCTGTAACAGGAAGTGTCGTTGGAGCTTCTACTGGAAACTATTTTAGTTATATAAGTTCAGATGGTGTTGCACAAGCAACTACTGGAAATACTACAAAAAATGTTCATCATAGTGGTGCTCAACAAGACACCGACCCTACACATTTTGTTATTCATGGAGACTTAGCATAATGGCTAGTGAACTTAAAGTAGATAAATTTACAGGTGTAAGCACAGCAGGTTCTATACTTGTTACAGGTGAAGGCAATAGTATAACAACTAATCTGCAACAAGGGTTAGCTAAATTATGGGTTAATATAGATCAAATAGGAACGGCAGCATTAGTTGATTCTTTAAATTGTAGTGGCATTACAGACAATGGTACAGGTGATGTAAGTGTAGCTCTATCAAACAATATGGGAAATGCAACTTATGCTCCATCTGGCATGACTACATCAAATCCATCAGGGGGTGGTTCTGGAGAAGATGAAGGACTTGTTACTATTGATACTAAAGCAAATATGACTACTTCATCAAACAGGCATACTACTATTAGAAATGATAATGATGAGAATATAGATTATGACCCTGTTTGTATTATATATCACGGAGACTTAGCATAATGGCTAGTATATTAAGAGTAAACACATTAACAGATGCAAGTAGTAATAATTCAGTTTCATTAGAAACTGTATCTAATGGCAGTGCAAAGGCTTGGGCAAAACTTAATGATGCAGGAACTGCTCAAGACAGTTTTAATATTTCTTCAACTACTGAGACATCAAATGCTTTATATACAATAACAATCAATAATGACATGAACAATGCAAATTATTCTTTAACTGTTGGAACACACTACGCAGAATTAGTTGCTATTAATTCAGTTGCAACTGGATCATACGCATTAAGAACTTTTGAAAGAACAGATAGCTTAACTGCTAATGATCAAATAACGCATAGCACAGTACACGGAGACTTAGCATGAGTAAAGCAGCAGAATTAGCAAAGATGGGTGAAGTCCTAACCAATAATCAGGTTGGTGGTCGAAGAAATTTAATGATTAATGGTGGTATGCAAGTTGCACAAAGAGGCACAAGTTTTACAAGTATTGGTGGTACAGCAGGCGTTTATTCTATAGATAGATTTAGATATGGATTTACCATGAATAGTGGTAGACTTACCATAACACAATCTACAGACTCTCCAAATGGTTTTGCAAATAGCTTTAAAGTAGATATTACAACAGCAGAATCTAGCCTCAATGCTGCTAGTGGAGCAGCTATATCTCAGTTTTTTGAAGGTCAAGATGTGCAAAAATTCAAAAAAGGCACATCCGATGCAGAGCAATATACTTTATCTTTTCATGTAAAATCTAATGTTACTGGCACATATATAGTCGAGTTATTTGATCAAGATAATACAAGACAAGTAAGTAAATCTTATACAATAGATAGTGCTAACACATGGGAAAAGAAAACATTAATTTTTCCTGCTGACACCACAGGTGCTTTTGATAATGACAATGCACTTTCATTTATTGCTCAATGGTTTCTTGCATCAGGAACTAATAGAACAAGTGGTACACTAAATACAAGTTGGGCAAGTTCTACGGATGCTAATAGAGCAGTTGGGCAAACAAATTTATTTTCTTCAACAGATAATGAATGGTACATTACTGGTGTGCAATTAGAAGTAGGCTCTGTAGCCACACCATTTGAGCATAGGTCATTTGGGGAAGAGCTACAACTCTGTCAAAGGTATTTTTGTAAAACATTTCAATATGCACAAGCACCTGCACAAAATCCTACAAATAAATTAAATGCAATATCAGGTCCTGCCGCTTCAAATAGTGCTTATGATAACATACTTCAATGGTGGATGACAGTAAAATTAAGAGCAGCTCCTACTGTTACTACTTTTAATCCATATGCTTCAAATGCTAATTTTTCAAGTTCTGGTAGTAATGGGCCTACAGCACAATTGTACTCAAGTGGAGAGAACAATGTGTCTATTAGAGATGATAGTGGTGGTTACCAAGGTGTTAATTTACAAATTCATGCAACAGCAGATGCAGAGTTATAAAGGTTAAAATAATGAATATTACAACAGCACAATATAATAAACAAATAAATGGTTCAGATAAAATAATTATTGCAGAAATAGACGGACAAAAAATGTTTGTACCATTAGACCCTGCTAACAGACACTATGCAGAAATACTAAAACAAGTAGAAGCAGGAAGATTAACCATCAAGGATGCCGAGTGATGTTTGGTAACTCCTCTTTTGCTGAAGCCGCTTTTGCAAATGTAGGAGGCGTTTTACAAGTTGCCACAGCAGAGATGAGTGCTCTTGGCACTAGCTCAAGTATAGGCTCTGGAATACTTGTGGGTGTTTCATCATTAAGTGGTAACTTTACTCAGACAACCGCAGGCATATTTATTACTGGTAGTGTTAGTGCAGAAGTTAGCTCTAATTTTACACAAACCACTGAAGATATAAAGATAGTTAACTTTACAGATGTTACTATGTCTAGCATCTTTACTAAGACAACATCTGGTATAGCCATACTTTCTGGTGTATCTTCACAAGATTTAAATTTTACAAAAACAACTTCTGGAGATATACTGTATGTAGCTATTGTGCCAGAAGCAAATGAGACTT